CACCACTGCCGCCGCCACCACCGCCGCCGCCACCGCCTGCACCGGCAAATATTTCGCCGCTCGCAACCGCCAGATTGATCGCATAGCGCGTATAAAGCGCAATACCGCCGGGCTGGCCGGGCTGGCCAACATTAGCGCCAACGGCCCCATCGCCGCCATTACCAGCACATCCCTGAGCCCGTCCCCTGATTGTGAGATTGAGCGTAACGCCGGCCGGCCAACTTCCGACGTCGAACGCACGGAGCGTCGTAGAGTTTGATCCTACGATGACGCCCGCATTGACATAACAATTGATCGTGTTGCCGCTGACCGGCGCCGGATAGAGCGAATCATGGGTGTCGCGCAGATTGACATTGTTGATGTTGGAATCGAAGATGATGGTGCGGGTGCCGGGATTTGGGTCCGCTGCCGTGAACAGCATTTCCTCCGCTTCGATCTCGAAGCGGTCCGCCTCTGGGTTGAGCCTCGTGATCTGGATCGGCACCTGCGCGGCGGCGCCGGCCTGATCCTGGAACGGCCACGCCTCCAAGAGATAGCCGGTGCCCAAGAGTGGATCGGACCCGGCATAGCGCATCAGGTTGAAGTTGAAGCGCCGCGGCGGATCAACATAGCGCCCAAGCTGGATCTCGTTCAGCCGATCGGCGATCGAGCGGCCGCCGGCCGGAATCCAACGCGAGAATATCTTCTTGATCGCCGCCCCGCCGTAATCGGCCTCCGCCGCCGCGTCGATGATCCGCGCGGTCGAGCGGTAATTCTCGATCTGGTCTTCCTTGAGCAGCGGATTGATCTTGGCAAAATAGGTATAGATTTGCGAGATGCGCTTGTCGGGTTGCTCGCGGACATCGAGCGTATCCTCCAGCGTATTCTCTTCCGTGTAGCGATCGGCCAAGATACTGATCGCGCGCAGCACTTGCAGCCTGATCAATTGCTGGCTATCGTCCCACCAGATCGCCAGCGCCGCCTGTTCGACCAGTTCCGAGATCAGCGTGTTGACCGATGTCGGTTCCGCGATCGTTGCCGTGTAGAGCACGCCCAGGAAGCTCTCGGTCTCGGTCAACCACGCCTCGAGCGGGATCAAGCCCGTATCCACGCCCGCATAGCTGACCAGGAGATCGCGGACGATATCCGCGACGTTCTGCCCGACATAGCGCAGCACGAGCTGGACGCGGTCTTGCGCGTTATGCGTGGTCGCTGCCGTGCCGAGCAGGCCGCGAGTGAGCGTGAGCACATCGCCCGAACGGGTGAACGAACAGATCTCCGAGCCGCCGATCGCGACATGGCCGGATGCTGGATATTCCGCATTGCCGATCCCGGCTGGGGACAGCGTCGCCGACGTGGCGATGGCTGTGATATCGGCGACCAGGAACCCATTACTCAGCACCGGCGCCTGGGCGCGGTCGCCGTCGGCAAGCTTGAGCGCATCCTTGGCGACGATCTTGTATTCGCCCTGCGGGGTCGGACCGTCCGTGCTCTCGATCACATAATGACGGTTTTCCATGTCGGCGAGCGCGTCGCCGACGAGCCCGCGGATCAACCGGATCGGGCGCCCGCGCAGCTTGAGCCCATAGCGGGCCCGGAACTTGCCCCAGAAGGTTCCACTGTCATAAGATTCCCCGGCGAAGACATGCTTGTGATCGATGAAGGTGGTCGTGAGCGTGGCGCGCTGCCCGAGGTTCTCGCCCAGGCTGATGATCGCAGGCGAGAGCGCGACGTCCTTGATGCTCGGAATCGCCTCAATGTCACTCGGCAGGTAGGCGGCGTCGATCGCGAACCGCATCGTCACTTCCGGCATCGGCGAATCCGGCGGCGAGTTCTGTACGAACGCCGGAATGTCGATTTCGACGAAAGTGAGCGACCTCATCAGGCGACGCCCTGCAGCTTCAACCGCACCGCCGCGCGGCGGGTGACCGGATCGATCTCGGGCATCGGATCGTCAACGGTCCAGCAGTAGCCAACCTCGCGCGGATATTCGGTGGGATTCCACGCCCAGAAGAATGGCGCCTCCTGGCTCGCGATCACGAATGGATCGAACTCGGAGCGATACCACGCCGGCGTGATGTGATTGAAGTCCGCCGTCGATTCTCGCGTCTCGCCCAGCATGATGCGGCCGAGAAAATTACCGCTCGTACTCTTGCCATTCACCACCTTCGCGACGCGCCCCATGGTGATCGGCGTATGATCGACGTCGATCTTGATGCTGCGCTCCATCACCAGGAGCTTGCCGACATAGAGCACCGCCGCTTCTGGAACCAACAGCCCGGCCTGGATGCGCAACCGAACCTGCGTCAGTGATCGCGGCGTGAAGCGGAACAGCACCGGCGTGTCGTCGGCCAGCATGGTTTCCTGGACCAACTCCTCGAAGCCCAGATCCGGCGAGTTGCCGGCGACATCACCCTCGACCGAAACCACCAGCTGGCCGCTTCCGAAATTGTGCTTGGCGACCGCTAGATAATCGATCTCGTCCAACGTACTGGTGGTGACGGTAACATATTCATCGCCGGTATTGACGCCGGCGGTCCACTTGAGATGGGTCGCCGGGTTGGCGAGATTGGTCACCGGAAAACCGGCCGCTGCCGTGGTCGACGCGATGTTGCCCGCCGTGACGATGTTGCGCCAGCCGATGACCGGGTTATTGACATTCAGCGCCTCGGTGGCGGAGAGTACGAGGTTGGTGGCGATGACCAGCATTGTCTACGCCGCCTTGAGATTGAGCTTATAGCCGTCGCGCATGCCGTCGTTGAGAGTTTCAAACAATTCGCGCATCTGATCGCGGCTGATGCGGTCACCGTTGATGGTGACGTTTACCAATGGCACGCCGATGGTCTGATCACCCTTCCGGATGTCGACCATCTCGCCGGGAGAAAGGCGCATCTGAACCAGCTTCGAGTCGGCTCCCCCAACGCCGCCGACCTTGAACGAACCGCCGGTGGCGAACTTCGGCACGTTCTGCGATTTGATGGCGGCGACGAAGGCAAAGCCTTTGGCGAGCACCACGGCCGCAGCCGCGAGATTCGCCGGGAACGGCAAGGTCAGCGCCTTCGCCGCACCTTCATAGGCCGACAGGATCGCCGCCACGATCGCGAACGCCTTGGCGGCCGTCGCCATGGCGCTGTTCTCCTTGCCGAAACTGTCGGCGATGGTGGCAAAGCTTGTTGCAATAGTCGCGCCGGCGCTGGTCCAACTTGTCCCGGCGCTCTCCGCCGCGGCCCTGATCGCACGACCGTAAGTTTCGTGGCTGATCCTACCAGCGTCGGCGAGCTGGTTGATCCGCATCAACTGCAGTTCGTACTTCTGCCATGGCAACAACATTTCTTCAGTAAGCTGTTCACCCCGGAATCGCAGCAACGCATCATTGAGTAGTTGTAGTCCAGGACTCAACTGCGAGACAGTCGTGGCGATCGCCGCGCCGTTTTCGCCGACCAGTTTCAATGACGTCGCAGCCTCGACAAATCCCTGCGCCAGCGCATTGAAATCTCCTCTGAGGACTCGCGCCTGCAGCGAAAGCTTGACGATCTCCTCTTGAAGCCGCCTGGCCTTCGAAAGCCCGTCTTCTGAAATGATCGGCGGAGCTTTGAGATTCTTCAGCGCGTCGTCGGTCGACTTGCCGGCCTCGCCCAGGCCTTTCAGATCCCCGGTCAGCGCCGAGATATCGACGCCCAGCTTTTGCATGAGGGCGAGCGTCTTGGCCCCGGTATCCGCCGGCAGCATGTCGGCGACCGCGTCGCCGACCTTCTTGAGCGCCTCGGTGAAGGCCGGCAGATTTCCGCTCGCCCACAGCACGATGGCGCCGAACGCCGCCACCTTGGCGATCGTCAGCGTCTTTGCCGCATTGAGCAGCGTCGTGGCGATTCCGGCCGCGACAAGCGCGCGCGCCAGCCCGACGAAGGCGACCGCCATGCCGACCACGGCCGCTGCGACTTTGATACCGATCAGAACCGCGAAGGCCTGGCCAAGCAGCTTGACGTTGTCGAACACGAACACGATCGCGCGCGCCAGTCCGTCCGATGCGATCTTGACGATGTTGGAATTCTTCGCCGCATCGATTAGCGTACCCGACATACGTTCCAGCGCCGGCACGAGCTGCGCCATCACCTGGATCGTTATGCCGCGCTTGACCGCGCCGAGTCGAGTCAGGTTATCATTAAAGCCCTCCGCCGCCTTCGCGGTCTTGCTGTCGATCACGATGCCGAGCGTGTTCGCCTCCTTGACCATCTCGGCCAATCCGGTCGCGCCGGCATTGAGCAACGGGATCATCTCGGCGCCCGACTTGCCGAAGATCGCCATCGCGAGCGCGGTCTTGCCGGCGCCGTCTTGCATTGAGGCGAACTTCGCCGCCAGTTCCGTCATGACCGCGCTGGACGACTTGAGCGTGCCGTCGGAATTCTTGACCGATATCCCGAGCGCGCTGAAAGCCGCCGCCGACGTATTGATTGCCCCGCCGGCGACCGCGCTCATGTTCTTCGACAGAATCCCGACGCCCTTGCCGAGCGTATCTAGACTCACATCGGCGAGATCGGCGGCGTGCTTGAGCGCTGATAATTCCTCGACCGGGATGCCGATCTTCTGCGCCATCTTGCCAAGATTGTCGGCTTCATTGATGGCACCCTTGATTGAGACCCCGAGCGCCGCCGCGGCGCTCGCCATCGCGACGCCGATCGCGGCGGCGGCCTTACCCATATTGGCACCGAATTTACCGAGCGTCGACTCGGCGTCCTTCAGCCCCTTGTCGAAGGCGGCGGTGTCCGCGCCCAGGACCACCCGCAATGCGCCGATAACTGCCGCGCCAGCCATCTAGGTTTCCTTGCGTGTTGGAAAATTCATGCGCTGCGTCACGGCGACCCACATATCCATTATGCGGAGCTGCTCCTGCCATGACTGACGGGACCGCGTCGTGCTCTTGGCGAGCAGCGTCTTGAGCTTCGGCAATCTTTTGGCGCGATCCATGGCGACGATGTGCCAGGCGAGCCAGGCGCGGTCGTTATGTTCGCGCTCGAGGCGACGGGCAGCCGCGTCCAACTGCCTCTTCAACCCGCGCGGTGTCAGTCTCCAGAACTCTCGCTCGTCCGGGTAGAGGCTGAGATAATGTGTCAGGAGCGCTGGCCAGTCCCACTCGCTGGACTGGCCTTCCGAGGGCCCACATCCTTCGTCTCCGGCGCCGGGAACGCGCGCGTGAAGGCCTCGCCCACCAATTCCGTGACTTTCGCGACGCCGCCCGCCTTGGTGATCAACTCACCGGCCGCCGTCAGATTAACGTCGGGATGATGTTCGATCAGCCCGGCCCAGAGCAAGGCGCGGATCAATCCCAACCTGATCTTGTTCGGATTTTGCGCCCACGAACCCATCTCGGAACTGATATCGACGATGCCGCGATCGATCTTGTCCTCGAGCGCGACCAGCGCGTTGTTGGAATATAGCAGCGTGTAGGTCACGCCGTCCGCCTCGAACGACAATTCTCCCTTGTGGGGATTGGCCATGGATTATCCTTACGTGATGCCGCGCGTGACCGGGCCGGTGACCTTGAACGTGACACTTGCGGTCATCTTGTCGTCCGTCGGGACTTGCGGCTCATAGGTCTGCAGCTCGGCGGCAAACAGATGCGTCACGTGATTGGGATAGACGATGCGGCAGTTGCGGCGCCGCGACACGCCGGCGGGCAGATCCAGGATCGCGTTCAGTCTGGCGTCGGACGCTGAGCCCGGCACGTAATTCATCTCGAACGAGCACTCGCCGGGGTCGATCAACCCGGAAATGAATTCGCGCCGGCGATCGGGGCTCTGCATGTGCGTCGCGTCGATCATGTCGACGGTCATGCTGGGCGGTGTGATGTTGAACACTTCCGCCAGAGCCTCATACACGTTTGGTGAATTCTCGCTCTCGATCTCGAACGTCGATCCATAGCCAATGGAAGCCTGGGTCTCCGGCATTGGGATTCTCCTTCGGTGTCAGAAAATTCCCGCTGGCTACCCCGCGGGCCGGGGATTCATTTACTCATCAAAGCCAGTTGCTTTGCGGCCTTGCGGGCAAGCCGGGCGCGCGCCTTTTCGATCTCGGCGGCGAGATCGTCCCTGATCGATTCCAACACCTTCATTCTGTTGGCGTCCCATGATGGACGGAGGGTCGGATGCGGCCCGCTATGTGCAGTGCCGAATTCTTCCGTGATGGCCTGTGCAAGCGCGCCCGGGCCGGCGAAGACCTCGACGGTCGATTCCTTGCGATGCTGCGATTTCTGCCGGCGTGACAGTTTCTGACTGACGCCGAACGATCGCTGCAGCTTTCCCGACAGCCGCCGTGCGGCGCTGGCGGCATCGGCCGCGACCGGGCCGCCAGCCTTGATCAAGGCGCGCATCAGGGTGTTCTTGCCAGTCGCCCGCGGCAATTCCTTCAGCGCATCTTCGAGCTCGCGCAGCCCTTCGATCTTGAACGTCCGGGCCACGCCCTCACCGCTCCGCGTACCAGATGAGATAGTCCCTGCTCATTCGGTAGAGTTCCGACACATCATCGAAATCCTCGCGGCCCTGATCGAAAAATATGCCGCCGATCTGGATTTCATCTTGCGGCGAGTTCGATCCCCAACTGACCGGCCCCCTGAACCCCGACAGGCGATCATAGACCGCATTCCCCAGCGTCGCCGCGTCATCCGGATCTTCGGCCCAAGAATCAACCTGCATGCGCGTCTGCGCCAGCCCGGAGGCGCCCGCCATGTGATAGTCGGCGCCCTCGGATATCCGGCTCAGGACGATGCTCGCCGCCCTCTGTCCTTGTGGCAAACGAACGACGTGGATGCGTACGCCTCCAACCAGCCCGCTGACCGTCGCATCACCCAACAGCAGCGCCCGTAATGCGGGCCGAATGTCCTTCATGTGGTGACGTCCACCTGGCGCGCCGCCAGGATCTGCAAGCCCTCGTTGCGACCGATCTCCTGCACCGACATTACGTCATAAATCGATCGGGTTGCCGGCTCCGCCGTATCTCCGGCCGCCGGCGCCGGATAAACGATCCGATCGAGCGGCGAAAGATCCGACACGATCTGCGCCCACCTGATGCGAAATTCGGTCTGCTCCTTTGCGACGTATTGCTCGCCGCTGAATCGCTCATCGCCCCGCACCGGCGCGACCGATGCGGGCCATCGCTCAACCAGTGCGGCCCATGCTTCCCGCGGGTGGCCGGAATCCGAATAGGTCACGGACTTACGCTGGATCGTGATCAGTCGGTAGAGCGGGCCCGCGCGCATGAACTATGCCTCCTCATGTGATCAAGGACCACAAGGTGCCGTCGACGAGTTCTTGTTCGTTAAATTGGCTGTAGCTTAAGGAGTGACACCACCTCTCGCGCTCCGGATAGATTGGCACTTCGATCTTCGCTAAGTCAGTCGCCCCAACCAACGCCGCCGCCGAACTCTGATCGACGAACACCGGGCACCCCATGATCACCGCCTCGACGGCGGCGTTTGATCCATGGGTGACCAACGCATGCGCGCCTTTGATATCCTCATGCAGCTTCCGTCCGAACCGCTGCATTTCCTTGTCGCGCGTGACAATCGGCCGATCGGTCAACTGCTTGAGCGCCGCGATCGCGCGCTCAGTCCAGCCCTCTATCTTGTGGAACCGCCGATAGGTTGGCGACGGCTCCGCCACCACGACGTGCTCGCCGTTGCGGCTCCACGGCCAGATCGGCGTGTCAAGTGCGCGCCACCTATCATCCGGGACGTCGCGGATTACCTGCATCTGAAAGGAATTCAGGTGCCATCGGTATTGCCCACCATGCTCGCCGACCGGCAAGTCCGTCGCAAAAATTCTCCTGCAATAGCCCCTGTCCCAATATATCCACGGACGCCCGCGCTGCTGCCATCCGTCAATCAAGGGCCGCAGCGCCGGAGTGCAGCCCACTATCGGAATTATCTCGTCTGGAAGTTCCAACAACTTCTTCGGATCGTCCCGGGCGACGCGCCCAATCTTCGCCCCGATACGTTCGAACAAGTTGAGTTTGAATTTTTTGAGTTCGGGCGGAATGAACAGGCAAACCTTGGCGGGATCGATCATTATAAAACCCAATGCTGCTTGATCCAAGGCAGATCGGAGAACTTCGCCGGCGAGCGCCATCCCGGAAACACGACCATCCTGGCGTCATCCGGAAGCCCGCCGTCGTGCGGCCAGCATGGTTTTTCGAACGCGTACACGCCGCTCTTGGGGCCACACTTCCAGCTAGCCGCTTTGTGAATCTTGTGCGCGATCCAACCTTGATCGTCGGGAAATTCGTAGAACGGGAGCTTGCTTGCCTTTTCGAGACTGAAATCCATCCATACTTCCGGATGCGCGCCCGGGCGCAGCATCATCAGCGATCCGTTGTAGGGGCAAGGATTGCTCGCGTTGGCGCCCTGCAGGATTACGAACGGTTCGGGCCGATCGAACAGCGGATCGAGCGGGCCCGTGATGACCGTATCGAGGTCCATGTTGACGACACGATCCGAAAACCACATATCCTGCCAGAATGGATCGAACAGGCGAAGCCGCGCGAAACACCCTGGGGTTTTTGTCAATTCCAGATCAGGGATGACCCCGCATTCCACCCCATCCATTCGCAGCGCGCGCTCCGAAAAACATATGAAGCGATGCGGTTGTCTCAGATGGCGCCGGACACCAGACACAAGCTTGGCAACATCGTCGTCGCCATACTTATCGCCCCACAGCCATGTACACAGCGTCAGCATGTCTTGACAATCATCACGGCGGTGTAATCGATATTCTGGATCTGCGGCATGCGGTCGCCGAAATATTCATCCACGGCCTTGCGCGCGCCTACCCAATGGCCGTAGTCGTCGACGATTAGAACGCCGCCCGGCTGCAGCAGCGGATAGAGCACTTCGAGCTCGATCTTCGTACTGGCGTGCCAGTCGGTATCGAGCCGAAGCAGTGCGATCCGATCCGGGAGATTACCGGCGTCGCGCAGCGTCGTCTCGACCGCCCCTCTGACAAACCGCAGGCGACTGTCGTCCAGTGTGCCGGTCTCCTGCAGATTGGCGCGGACCTCCTCAACCGTGACCGCAGACCATTTGCCGCCAGGCTTTTTTTTGCCGAGATAGGAATCGATCGCGCGCTTACCCGATCGCGTGACATCGATATCTTCCGGCAAGGTCATTCCGGTGAATGTGTCGTAAAGCCAGCAGACGCGCGCCGGCGAAAGTTTTCTCGCCAGGACGATATTGCCGCCGCGCCAGACGCCGCATTCGCCGATATCGCCGGCGATGGTGCCGCGATCGATGCGCCTGAGCGCTTCGATCATTGCGGCCAACCGCTCGGGCCCTGATTTCGTGTAGGGCGCGGCGGCGGCGATCAGCTCGTCGTCCGCCATAGAACCCCGATACCGTTGTCGCGCTCGCAGGCGCGGATTTCCTGATGGCGGAAACCCCGCTTGATCTCGTTCCAGACCTTCGGGACCTCGATCGGCATTTTCTTACTCGGTTCCGGCCGCGCGATCCAGCCGATATCGTGGAAGGCCACGATGCGGGCGAGCGAGCCATAATTCGCCCAGTCGGCGCGCACGAATGGCTCGGTGTGATTGGCGTCGATGAAGCAGAGATCGAACGGCGCCAGTAGCCCGACGCCGGCGACGATCGCCGGATCCGTGCTGTCACCGAGGAAAAGATGGGAATCGTAGCCAAGACGGCGCAATTCAGCGACACAGCCCTCGAGGTGAGGCTGCGATTCCTTGAATGAACGATCGCCGTGCGGCAGGTCGACAGACACGATGCGCGAGCCCGCGGGCAGCAAATTCGCGATGCGCCACAGCGAACCGCCGTGCTTCGATCCGATCTCCAGATAGCTGCGGATATTCTCTCCCCACATCAGGGTGATGAAGCGATCGAACTCCATCGCGTTCTGCAGCATTGCGGTTTCATATTTCACGGCTTCAAATACCTCATTGCGGAACCGAGAACTTCGTCGACGCCGATGGCGGCGAGCGCCGCGCGACAGTGCTCGCAGGGCCGCAGCAATCCACAGGCCGACGGTGCCCCGCCGGTCAAATTGGTGTGCATCTCATAGCCGGTGACCTGCGGCGGAATGAATCCGCCGAACAACACGACAGCGGGGATACCGACCGCGGCGGCGCCGTGATGCAGCCCACCCTCGGGCCCCACGTAAAGCACCGCATTGGCGAGCACGGCGAGCGCCTGGCGGAACGACTCGGTCGCGACCGATCTTGCTCCATCCAGTATCCGGCCGCTGTTGGGGTAGGCAAACTGCGCAACGTCCAATCCGGCGGCGCGTAAGCCGTCGGCGACCTTCTGATAATTCGCGGAACCCCAATCCTTGTTCGGGGCGTAGTTCTTGGCCGCCGGCACGTTGGGCTCCATCAGAACGAAGCCGCCACCGTGCCGCGACGCCTCGCGGCACTCCTTCTCGCTGAAGAACATCTCTCCCCGCACGGGATGAAATTTCAGATTCCATACCCAGCGATTACCGGCGCGATCGTGCTCGTTATAGATCCGCTTGCCCTTGTAATAGTGGATCCACTCGATGCCCTTGTCATGCTCAGAACCGGGCGGCGCGATGTTGGGATTGCCACGGAAGATAGCGGCCGACCACGGCCCCCACTTGATGGTCTTGCCGTCACCGAAGGCGATACGCTTGCCGCGCGCGGCAGCGCCGCGCGCCATGCCGGTCGCCATGAGATCGTCGCCGTGGCCCACGGATCAGCGCCGCCAGATCGCCGCCGGCCGGCCGTGGAGCGCCAGTTCCGAAGTATGGATGCGGTGCAGGCCGGCGGATTTGAGATCGCCGTCCATGCGCTCCAGATCCTCGGCGTAGCCGTTCCAAGCGAAATAAGTCAGCGCCCTAGTGCCAAGATGACTCACCAATTCCGACAGACGTTCCAACTCCATCACACGCTTGAGTTTGTGCAGGACGCCGATGAAGAGCACGATGTCGTAGTTCTCTGCGCCGAACGCCTTAGTCAAGCCGACGGGTCCCTCCTCCAGATTGACCACCTCGAATTTGCTCTGCACATGCGGCAATTCGGAAAACCACTGGCGCGCGGCATGAATTCCCGGCCCGTAGATATCGCAGCCGTGAACCGCCCGGGCGCCATTGACCGCAAACTCATAGCCAATGTGCCCGCGGTTGCAGCCGATATCCAGAACCGAACAGCCGTGCGCACGCAGCAAGAGATCGCCCAGGCCATCGAAGCGGATATCGTGAATTCCCACCACGCGCCGTTGCGGGTGGACCTCATCCATCAAACCGCCGCCGGCCGCCTCGTCTTGCCAACGCCACCCTGGAGCGCGAACCATGCCTATGCCTCTATTTTTTCGAATGCCAGCCAGGTTTTTTTGACGTGCCGGATTCCATGTCCGCGCTGAATCTCTTCATCGGGAACATCAGTCACGTGCGCTTTCGGATTCGAATAATTGTGCCAGATGATGACGCTGCCAGGGCGCACGATCGCGCGCGCAAGTCCGGTATCGTGCCATACCACCTCTGCACCATGATCGCCGTCGATAAAGACCGCATCCATAGGACCAACATCCCCCGGCCCGATGTCGAACGAACCTCCATGGGAGATTAGTAAACGAAATCTGGAATCATGCAGAGCGTAATGGCCGGGACGCTGCGGTATTTCCCCTTGCTGTGCCTCCAGCGCCGGCCGATAGCCTTACTCGACGTCAATTCCGACATACCGCTGCAAGGATGAAATCTCCCGCAAGCACGCCGTTGCGGTGCGGCCTTCGTGACAGCCGATTTCGAGCATCGCCTTTGGTTGATCCAACATCTCGACAATCGCTATGAGTTTTTCCAATTCACCCGGAAACATGAAACGCGCCGGCAGGCCGCTGGCGTCAATGGGGCGAGATGGTAGGTTGATCGATGAGATCATGAAGCGCGCGGATCCGAAGCGTCTTCTTCCAGTCGATGCGTCCGCCATGCGTATCCGCTAGAGCCCACCACAAGTGATTGAGCACGATGTCCCGCACCATCGCGGGGGTCACGTCGTCGTCGCAGGACACCGCGACATCGAGCCGCACGGTCTTCACAGCGCACCGATGGCGCGCGGCACCATGGCCCGCCATTCATCGGCGAATTCCTGCCGCTCGTACCCCGGCATGTCAGGCAGACCCCGGGTGAAATGCACGAGCTTCGGTCGGCCGGCGCTCTTGGAGTAACCGACCAGGTAATTCCATTCCGCCGGCAGCGCGCCGATCTCGCTGTCGTCCAACCAACAGAACGCGTGCAGGTCACGGCCGGGCCGAGTGTTGATCAGATCGAGCGTGAGCCTACGATTCGCCGGGTGATCGCAGTTGAACAGCATTACGCTCGATTGATTCTTGCGTGGGTACTGCGTCTGCGCCTGGCCATCCATCTTGGTCGATTCGGCCGGACGATGATCGTGCTGGACGCACATCAACGCCTTCGACTGATCGGCCAACGAAAAAAGACGGTCGATGTTTTCGAGCACCATCACGTCGCAATCGATGAATAGCGCCCAGCCGAATTTGGCCAGATGCGGCACCAGAAACCGCGCATTGGCGTGCTCGGTCGATATAGCGCCGGCGTAGTCATCGCGAGCGGACAATACGTCGATCAGTTGACGCTGGTGATCGATGTTCATTCTCTCGATCGTCGGCCGCGTGTAGAGCCCGCGCGCCTGTAGATCGGCCAGCACCATGCCCTTGATCGGGATATAGGGATCAAAACGCCGGATCGAATACATCGCAACCGCAAAGGCAGCCGCTTCCCGCTGATCATAACCGATCCAGACCGAACGCGCCGGACCCATCACAATCCCCACGCGTCCAAGGTTTGTTCGATGCCGCTGAAACGGAAACATTTCAACGCGCTCGACGGCGAGGTGTTGACCACGTCGATGCCGCGGCCTTTAAGCTCGCCGGCGATCGCATCAAAACCCCTCACCCAGCGCTGAAAATTATCCTCGCTCGGATTGTTCATGCCGTAGCCCATGTTGCGGCCATACCAGTGCTCGCCGTTCCTGCGGTGCATGTCGTAGCCGACCAGGATCACGCCGTTGACGCCGAACTGAACCGCGAGGTTTAATGCCTGGAAGCCGGAGTTGGCGCCGGAGCCGATCGCGCCGGGCTCGTCGACCAAGAGCCTGTCGCAACGCGGATCCCTGATCTCGATCTTATGGATGTCTCGGAACGTGGAGCACGCGCGCGCGGCGTAGGAGATTTTTACGCCCTTGTATTCCGGCAGCCCCCGCCGATGAATCCACCACGCCTCGTCGCAACCGTAGACGACATCGGCCCACGGACAGAGATTGACGTTCTCCTTGATCGCGATGACGTGGATGCGGTCGCGCAGCAGATCGAGTTTGGCACCCTTGGTTGATGGACCGGAGGCGATGATGGCGACGCATTCACCGCGCCAGTCCTTCCACCACTTGAAGCGAGACTGGCCGAGCTCTGCCGCCTTGTTCGCATTGACCAAGCAAACCTCAAGCCATACCGATCTGGACACGATGCGGCCGCAGCAGCATCTCTGAGGACCGCGGCATTTCCGATACTATATTTCCTACGATCACATCCTCCCGATGGGCATAGAGCGAACCCAGATGCAGCAGGATCGCGGCTTTGATCGGAAACGGAACGTTGCCGGCGGGATCGGGCGGCGAGTCCGCCGTCGGCGCATAGCCGCAGATGAACCTGATCCTAACCGCATTGATGGCATCGATCGTGCTGGGCCATCCCGCCGTCCCCGGCACCACCCACCCGGGCTGACTCACGGCATCGACCGTGTAACCAGATGGAGCGAGCGTCTGCTCGGCGCCGGCGGCATCGTCGTATTTGATGCTTACAATCTGCTGCAGCGGCGGCAACGGGATCTTGATCTCGCTGTCTGGAAACCCGTCGATGACAAGTTCCCATGTCTGGGTTACCAGCGCGCGCCCGAGGAACCCATCGGGGCCCTCCACATTTTGAGTCGCCGCCTTGATGAAGATCGCGATCAGAGAATCGTTGTCACTATCGGTCACACGTAAGTGCGCCCTGGCTTCGGTGATGCTAATGGGTTCGGTTGCGGGGGCGCTGATAAGTTTGAGCGGCATGGCGCCTCACGTCACGGGGCTGAAAACCAGTACGCACATCGTTTGGAACAAAGCGTCGCAGGCTTGCCGCGCGCGGCGGCGTCGGCAACACCTGATCGCCGGCCGCGCCCGCAGCGCTCGCCGCAGCCGTCGCCAGGCCGGTGGCGGTTGCAATGGCGGCGCCGACCGCGGCAACGGCCGCTTCGCCCGCCGCGCCAGCGGCGGCGGAGATGATCGCGGTCGCCTGCGCCAACACATCCGCAACGCCGGCGGCCGCGCCCGCGGCGGAAAAAATCGCGGCGCCGATGCCGGTCGCCGTGGCGGAGCCCTCCGCCGTGCCGGCGCCCGTCGTGATGCCGGGCGATATCCCGGTTGCGGTCGCCGATCCGGCGGCGCTGCCGACCGCCGCCGCGATCGCCGCACCGACGCCAGCGGCATCGGCACCGGCCACAACCGCGCCCTGCGCCGCGGCGATCGCGGCGCCGATCGCGGTCGATGTCGCCAATGCGACCGCGCTGCCTACCGCCTCGGCGATCGAGGAACCGATCGCGGCGACATCGGCGACGCCGGCCGAAGACCCCACGGAGGCGGCGATCAATGATCCGACCGCAGTCGCCGCCGCCTGGCCGGCAGCGGCGCCAGTGGCAGACGCGATCGCGGCACCGATACCCGACACGGTCGCGATGCCATCGGCGCCGCCGGTCGCCGTCGCGATGGCGGCACCGACAGCGGTCGAGGTCGCCGCCGCGACAACATCACCAACCGCCGCGGCGATCGATGCGCCGATGCCGGTCGCTGTGGCCGCGCCGGCGGCATCACCGACTGCCGACGTCACTCCCCCAACCGCAACACTCAGCGTCGCCAGCGCCGGTGCTTGCGAGGGCGGCGGCGCGCGGAATGGCGCCCGGAAGACGGCCATCGGCTATACTCCCGATCAGCCGCCGATTTCCTTGACCGTCATATAGCCTGAGACCGTGATCGAATCGGCCGGCGTGGTCGCGAGTTCCAGCGTCAACCGCGCCGATGGTGACAGCGGCTTGCAGGTCTCCGGCGTGAAGATCACATCAAACGGCACGCGGATGTTCCAGTTCCACGCCTTGTGGGTCACGATGGTGCCGGTCGACGCCTTGGTGGTGTTGTTCGCCTCGGCGGTGCCGCCGAAGGCCGCATCGCCGAGCGACAACGGCACCGGCGTCACCGTCGTGCCGCCGGTGCCCGAAGTGGTCTGGCCGCTCTTAAGGAGTAGCGCGAGCCCCTCCTCTGCGGCATCGCC